ACCCAAGACTAATACTGACTATAGGGGGTGTATACAATGCCCAGTAGGCTAAAACTACAGACTTTATTCGAGAATATTCTTGGAAGTCGAAATGTGTATTTTCAACCCCCTGAGTCAGTAAAGATGAATTACCCCGCCATTGTTTACGGTCTCGATAATATTGAGAACTCGTTTGCAGATGACGGGGTTTATTTATCTAAGAAAAAATATTTGGTAACAGTTATCGATGAGGATCCAGATAGTCCGATAGTGGATAAGGTCACAGCTTTACCTACTTGTCGATTTAATCGGCATTTTCAATCGGACAATCTAAATCATTATGTTTTCGTTCTATATTTTTAAATATTAAATAAAGGAGTGAATTCAAAATGGCTAAACTTGTTTGGGACAAAATCGGAGAACGTTTTTACGAAACTGGTGTTAAAAAGGGTGTGCTTTATCTACAAGAATCTGATGGTACTTATCCGAAAGGCGTTGCGTGGAATGGTCTTATATCCGTTACCGAAAGTCCTTCCGGCGCTGAAGCAACTCCCCTTTATGCTGACGATATTAAATATCTTAATCTTATCTCTGCCGAAGAGTTCGGCGCCACTATCGAGGCTTATACTTATCCGGATGAATTTGCTCAGTGCGATGGGTCTGCTGAGATCGTAACAGGTGTTATGATTGGACAGCAGTCTCGTAAGCCCTTTGGTCTTTCTTATGTTACCACTCTCGGCAACGATGTCGATGGTAATGAATACGGCTACAAGATTCACATCATTTATGGTGCTCTTGCAGCTCCTTCAGAGAAGGGTTATTCAACTATCAATGATAGTCCAGAGGCAATTACTTTCTCTTGGGAAATTACCACTACTCCTGTTAATGTACCTGGACATAAACCTACGGCTTGTATAACCATCGATTCTACCAAGGCCGATCCTAATAAACTGGCTGATTTGGAAAAGATTCTGTACGGTAAAGATCCGACAACTCCTGGAGGCACTGATGGCGTTGATCCGAAGTTGCCTCTGCCAGATGAGATTATTACTTTAATGACACCTGATCCACATGCTGCCGGCTAATTAATTGTTCATAATTAAACTTATTTTGGGAGTCGTATTCAGGATTATTGGATGGCGACTCCCCATTTTTATTATTCGAAAGGAGAAATATTATCATGTTGAAGAAAACCATTACTTATACCGATTATAACGGTTGTGAACGTACTGAAGACTTCTACTTTAATCTTTCCAAGGCTGAGCTCATGGAAATGGAAATGAGTACAGCAGGTGGTTTGGCCGAAACGATTCAGAAGGTTGTTGCTGCTCAGGACGCCCCTGCAATTATTAAGATTTTCAAAGATCTGATACTTAAAGCTTATGGAGAAAAGAGCCCGGATGGTAAGAGGTTTATTAAATCAGATGAGATCTCGACGGCATTTTCTCAGACTGAGGCATACTCTAAACTGTTCATGGAATTAGCCACAGATGCCGATGCTGCGGCTAAGTTTGTGAACGGCATTATTCCGGCGGATTCAGGTAAGACAACTATTACTTCAATTTCTGGAACTAATACTAATAAGTAAAATATTGGAGGGTTGAGGGATGCTTCAAATTACGATACCAGCCGTTGAACTATGGGACGAGCGGAAACAGGAATTCGTTATCACAAAGGAGCAGACGTTACAACTGGAGCATTCCCTCGTCTCTATTTCAAAATGGGAATCTAAATGGTGTAAACCGTTTTTGTCAAAACAAGAAAAAACCTTTGAAGAAATTTTGGATTATATAAAATGCATGACAATCACGCAAAACGTGGATCCAGAGGTTTACAATTACCTCACAAATAAAAACATTGAAGAGATTAACGAATATATAAATGCCCCGATGACGGCAACTTATTTTTCGGATGAAAAAAACAGTAAACCCAGTAGAGAGCAAGTTACAGCTGAGCTTATTTATTATTGGATGATTGCTTTTAATATACCATTTGAATGCCAAAAATGGCATCTTAACCGTCTTCTTACTTTAATTAAGGTTTGTAATATTAAAAATCAGCCTCCTAAAAAAAGAAGTAAAAAAGAAATTATGAGTCGTAATGCTGCTTTGAACGCTGCTCGTAGAAAACAATTAAATACAAAGGGGTGAGGCGATGAATAACAAACCACAAAAACGTTATAAAGAGCAAATTGCAGAATCACTTTCTAGCACCATCGCCAATACCATAATTGGAGTAATGCTTGGATATTTCTTAAAAGCTCTTTTCGAAACATTCTTCTCGTCTGAAGAAGACGAGTTGGTTGAATAAAGGAGGTTTACCATGCCTATTTATTTTTTAACTACAGCGCTTTTGATTGTTTCTATTGTAACAAATCTAACGGTCGAAGGAATCAAGAAGCTTCTTGACGGAACAAATGTTAAATATTCTTCTAATGTTTTAGTCGCTGTTTCTTCAGTTATAATTGCTTGTGCTGTTTGCGTCATCTATATCATCATGAATGACATTGTCTTTTCTTTGAAGATCGGAATTGAAATTGTTATTCTTATGTATCTTGGATTCCTTACCTCAACGGTTGGTTACGACAAAGTGGTTCAAATGATTAAACAGATTCAAAGAATCAAGGGGGAATAATCATGAGTAATAGTCCTTTGGTTAGTTATACCAAAATTAGCCCAAACAAGACCAGCCCAAGGAACCATAAAATTGACACCATTACAATTCATTGTGTTGCCGGTCAATGCTCAGTGGAGACTCTAGGTGATATTTTTGCATCTCCTTCTCGTAAGGCATCTTCTAACTATGGTATTGGGCCTGACGGTCGGATCGGAATGTATGTCGAAGAAAAAGACCGTTCCTGGTGTTCTTCTAATGCGGAAAATGATCACCGTGCTATTACCATAGAAGTAGCATCAGATGCAACAGAACCATATGCAGTAAATGATAAAGCTTATGCTGCTCTTCTAGATCTAGTTACTGATATTTGCAAGAGAAACGGCATTAAGAAGCTTCTTTGGAAAGGCGATAAGTCGCTTATTGGTAAGGTTGATAAACAAAACATGACGGTCCATAGATGGTTCGCGAATAAGTCTTGTCCCGGGACATATCTCTATAATAAGCATCCTGAAATTGCAGCGGAAGTCAATAAACGGCTTGGTGTTAATGATGCTACAACGGTTCAAACGGATAAATTCGAACCTTATCGTGTCGAAGTAACTATTTCAAATTTAAATATTCGCAAAGGTCCCGGAACTAATTACGATAAAACTGGAAAATACACCGGAAAAGGTGTTTTTACTATTGTAGCCGAGTCTGAAGGGATTGGATCTACAAAAGGCTGGGGTAAGCTCAAATCTGGAGCTGGCTGGATCAGCCTTGATTATGTTACTAAACTAAGTTAAGGAGAATCTATATGATAAGTTTCAGACAAAAAGGCGACTTCTCTAAACTGACACGTTTCTTAGAAAAAGCAAAAGAGGCCGTTCGTCTTGGAGATCTTGATAAGTATGGTCGAGAGGGAGTAGCCGCCCTTGCGTCTGCAACACCTATCGACTCCGGAAAAACTGCTAATTCTTGGTACTACAAGATTATACATAAGAACGGGTCAGTTTCAATCAATTTTTACAATTCAAATATTCAAAATGGAGTTCCTATAGCGATTATTTTGCAATATGGACATGGAACTAGAAATGGTGGCTGGGTACAGGGTCGAGATTACATCAATCCTGCTATCCAGCCTATTTTCGATAAAATTGCAAATTCTGCGTGGAAGGAGGTTATTAAGCTATGAGCACAACGATTGATCAAAGAGTTGTCGAAATGAGGTTTGACAACAAGCAGTTTGAAGAGAATGTCAAAACTTCTATGTCAACTCTTGACAAACTTAAACAAAGCTTAAATCTTACAGGAGCTTCTAAGGGTTTAGAGAATGTAAGCGCTGCCGCTAAAAAATGTGATATGTCCGGACTTAGTAGTGCTGTTCAGACTGTACATGCTAAATTCTCTGCTTTAGAGGTTATGGGGGTTACAGCTCTAGCTAATATAACCAATTCCGCGATTAATGCCGGAAAGCAACTTGTTTCCTCGTTTATAGACCCTATTAAATTTGGTTTTCAGGAATATGAAACTCAAATTAATGCTGTTCAAACTATTTTGGCGAATACCTCCTCAAAGGGTACAACACTTGAACAGGTTAACGCTGCATTAGATGAACTAAATAAATATGCTGATAAGACCATTTATAATTTTACTGAGATGACTCGTAATATCGGCACATTCACGGCCGCCGGTGTCGATTTGGATACTTCTGTTCAGGCAATCAAAGGTATTGCAAACTTGGCTGCCGTCTCTGGCTCAACAAGTCAACAGGCAAGTACGGCTATGTATCAACTTTCTCAGGCTTTAGCATCTGGTACTGTAAAACTTCAAGACTGGAACTCGGTTGTAAATGCCGGTATGGGTGGTCAGGTGTTTCAGGATGCTTTGAAAGAAACTGCTCGCGTTCATGGTATTGCTATTGATCAGATGATTAAAGAAGAGGGTAGTTTCCGTGAAACACTAAAAGAAGGTTGGCTTACTTCTGAGATTCTAACAGAAACTCTTGCTAAGTTTACGGGCGATCTTAATGAAGATCAACTTCGAACTATGGGTTATACAGATGAACAGATTAAATCCATAATCAAAATGGGACAAACTGCTAATGATGCCGCTACTAAAGTTAAGACTTTTACTCAATTATTTGACACTCTTAAAGAAGCGGCTCAATCTGGATGGACTCAGAGCTGGGAGATTATTGTGGGTGACTTCGAAGAGGCTAAGGAACTACTCACTGAAATCAGCGATATATTTGGTGGACTTATTAACAAATCGGCGGATGCTAGAAACGCACTTCTTCAGGGGTGGAAAGACCTTGGCGGTAGGACACAGGTAATCGAGGCTCTTAGAAACACTTTTGAAGGAATAACGAGTATCATTACACCTGTTAAAGAAGCGTTCAGAGAAATATTTCCTCCGATGACAGCAGAGCAACTGTATGCATTTAGCGAAGGGCTTCGTAAATTAACCGAACATCTCAAATTAAGCGAAACCGCCTCTGCAAATCTAAAAAGTACCTTTAAAGGTTTATTTGCTATTATGGATATTATCAAACAGGCTTTCTCAGCTGTATTTAATGCTATTAAGCCTTTGTTTGGTAGTTTTGGTGACCTTGGAGGTGGAATCCTAAGCGTAACCGGAGCTTTTGGAGACTGGCTCGTTAAACTAGACGAAACGATTAAGACTACCGACATTTTTAATAAGGCCGTTCAGCGTGTAGCCGATTTCATCAAAATGGCAGTCACGGCAGTTAAAGATTTTGTAAAATTAATTGCCGAGAAATTTGATTTTCCAGGGTTTGAACTATTCCATTCGTTACTCGAAAGAGTACACGAGAGAATGGCACAAGTTGGAGAAGCGGCCGGAGAGATGAAGTCTGGAGTAATAGTTGCTATCGAACTTATGGGCGAAGCTTTAGCCAATAGTAAATTTCTACAAGTTCTTGAGGCTCTTTGGAAAGGCGTTAAGACTATTGCCGGAGGAATTATTTCAGCC